AGGAAGGCGGTCATGGCGACGCCGGCCAGGAAGGTGAGCTTATCCAGCGTCGCGATGAAGCGATAGAACTTCATCCCCGCATCCTTGATAGAGTGGAGTGCCGCCTGGTTCTGCACGTAGTTGAGTTCGGTACGGACAAGCCGCACCGCCTCTTTCGTGCCAACGCCCATGCGCTGGCGCACGTCGCGGGTCATCTCCTGCACGGATACGCCCCGATGCGCTGCGGCGATGATGTTCTGCTGAATGACCTTCGCGAGTTTGGCATTGTTTGACCAAATTCGCTTGGAGTAGTTCTTACCGCTCCACGGAACGCGCAGGACGCGCTCTAATTTTTCCCCGTCTACGAGGGAAACTGCCCCCTGCAAGCCGCGCTTCTTGCCGATCTCATACAGCCCGTGATAGTAGAAATCCTCATAGCCGGACTTTAGGAACTCTTTCAGTGCCGCCTCGGACTTCTCCGAGAGCCGCGCCATCTCTTTCAGTGTCCCCGCCCTGAGTGCGTCAAGGCGGGTGATACGGCTGCGCATGGCGAGCGTATTTAGCTCACGCTGTAGTTCGCTGCTGCCCGTCGCGTTGATCTCCTTGACGTACTCATCGATGTCCATGCGCCACACACGGTATTCCTTGCCCGTGAGGAGCTGCTGCGCCGCCGCCATATCCATTCCGTTGTCGGTCGCGAATCGCTGATAGAGTGCACTGATGTCCTTTTCGATGTGCGCGAGGGACTGTTCATAGTACGCCTTTAGCTCCTGCTCGATCTCAGTGCGGCTCTTCTTGTCCCACTTCTTTTCAAGTTCCTCCTGCCGCTTTTTCCAGTACTTCTCCGTCGGTGTCGCCTTCGTCTTCGCCATGTGCGCCCGCCCCCGTCAATTCTCCATAGTCCCCTAGCTCCTGCTCCCTCCGCAGTTCCTCGAGTTCCTCGGCAGGGTCGGTCACAAAGGGCAGGAGAGACAAAAGACGCTTTTGCGAGACAAGCCCATAGAGGGCCTTTACAATGTCCGCCTGCTCCTGATTGTTGGCGGGGATATTCGCCGTGAATGTGATCTCGATGTCGCGAAAATCAATATCCGCCTTGCTCTTCGTGCGGAGCATATCGGCGATCAGTTCGATACGCCGCTGCAGCCCCTTTTTGAAACAGCGTTCCTTGCGGCTGCGGATTTGCTCCAGTCCGATGAGCTTGTACTTGATCGCAACACCCGAAGTATTGCCCGCAAATGCGTCGTCGCTCATGTCTGGAATGGAGCTAAATTTGTGAATGTGGATCTATACTAAAAAAGTAGACACGAAACAGGACTTTATATTACACTTCAGTAAACACAAAGGAGGAATGGTTTCTATGACACATCGTCCCTACGACGAGGATTTCAAAAAATCCATCGTCGCCCTCTATCAAAATGGAAAAACGCAATCACAACTCTCAAAGGAATATGGCGTTTCCCTTTCTGCCATTGGAAAATGGATTCGCCTTTATTCCGAGGTCAAAACCGTCGACGGGGATATTATGACTGCCAAACAGATCAAAGACTTGCAAAGACGTAACGCCCAGCTCGAGGAGGAAAATCTTATCCTAAAAAAAGCGATTGCCATATTCACGCCACACTCAAACAACGATTAAATGCCGTCCATCAGCTGCGCCTCCAACATGACATCAAAACCCTATGCAGGGTCCTTCACGTCAACCGCAGTTCCTACTATAAGCACTTTAATGCGCCTCCTTCTCCAAGAATCAAGGAGAATCAGCACATTCGTCGTCTCATTCTTCATATCTATGCCGACTACGACAACTGCATCGGTGCTTATAAAATGACGCATATCTTATCCCGTGACTATGGCATTTCCATCAGCAGCGGAAGAGTGTACCGCCTGATGCGCTCCATGACCCTTCCAAAGCCTTCCACCGTTAAGCCAAAACGAAACCCACAGAAAGACTCCGGTGAATGCCACGATCTCCTGCGTCGGCAGTTTCATCAGTCTGCCCCCAATCTTGTTTGGGTCAGTGATTTTACTTATCTTAGGGTCAATCGTACTTGGTACTTCCTTTGTATTGTGATGGATTTGTTTTCCCGAAAGATCATCGGTTGGAGTTTATCCTCCAAACACGATACCGCCCTGATTATCGCCGCCTTCCATAAAGCATATCAGAGCAGAAATATTTCCTACGGTCTGATCTTCCATTCCGATCAGGGGGCGGAGTATACCGCTTCTTCTTTCCGTAAGCTTTTGGATGCAAACAATATTGTCCAGTCCTTCTCCAAGAAAGGTTGTCCGTTTGACAATGCCTGTTGTGAATCGTTCTTTAAGTTCTTAAAGAAAAACTGTACCAATCGACGTACCTATCACTCTCTCGAGGAGTTACGTTTGGACATCTTCGACTATATCGAGAATCTTTATAACAATCGGCTTCCTCATGGATCTCTTGCATATAAAACCCCTAATGAATTTGAAGCTGATTTCTTCAACCGCTTCTCATCGGATTAGTTGCTCTTTTTTGTGTCTACTCTATTGACTGTGATTCACGCTGATAATCCAGCTCTGCACTCCGTAGATCACTCTCTGCATCGCGGATACGTCTCAGATATTCTTTTGCTGTCATTCTGCTCCTCCCTCAAAGTCACGCAGCCGGTACTTGTTCAATTCTGCCCACAGCTCCTTATTCTCCTCCCTGAGTGCATCAATTTCCTCAGGATCGCAATTCTGATTCTCTTCACGCTCCATTGTCCGCGCCATCATGCAGCGCATACTCGCGTTGATGATATGACTGTCACTCCGATCACCTGCGAGCCACATAGCCAGATGGCGCAACGCACGTGCAGCCTGCTCCTCTGCAGGGATACTGCGCCACGTTTCGCCCGGATGCTTCTCCGCACCTGTTGTGAGACCTGTAGCGACCTCATCCAACCACTCAAAATCAATGTATCTGTACTCATTCGACTCCGCGCTCTGCGGATATTTCTGTTCTGCCATTTCTATTCTCCTTCTGGCGTTTCACTTATGCAGCGCCATCGTATGCGACCAATCGCAAAATACTAATCAGCTGCTGCGCATATCCATCAAGGCAGTGCTTTTCCTCCTCGTACTGCTCCCAGTTCAGCCAGCCCGTTGCATTATCACCCGTGATAATCGGCTGCAGCACATAGCCCCAGCGATAGTCTCGTACGAGCCTCGTCCCGCCGCCGCGTATGTAGTAGAGCCGTGCATAAAACTCCTTGTCGATCTCGCGCGCCTTGCTCAGCAGTTCAATCCATGCGTCCGAATCCTCCGGCGAAATCTCCATCGACGGATCCACACACGCATAGTGCGTCGTCTGCTGCTCCTCATGTTCGAGCATCGCATAGGCACGCTGCTCGATACGCTCGATCATGGACAGATACGGGCTTGTGTCTGGTGTTTTCGGCTGCACCTGTGTTTTTGGCTTCACATGTTCGAAATAGCCCATAAGATTGCCTCCAAACTTGCAGGGGTTCCCTAAAAATAAGCGGGTTCCCTGACCCAGTCCCTTGAATTTTAGCATTTAAGGGAACCGCACTTTCTTTAGAGCCACAAGGCTTTAAGGGCAAAGGTTCCCTTGGTCCCTTAAAATTTGAAATACATATATATACTTTTTTACCCCCCCTACCCTTTACCCTATATCTATGATTCAAGGTAAGGGTGGTATGTGTAGTATATATATGATATAAGGGAACCAAGGGAACTCTCTTATATATATGACCTTCACCCTTGAAAATACTGGATTTTTGCGGTTCCCTTAACGGTTCCCTTAAGGTTCCCTTAGTACCCTTAAACTTATAGCGGGAGCTCTGCCCCTTGCGGAATTTGCACAACATGAATTTTTGTGCCATTGTAGCTCACCCGTTTCGTATAGCGATTTTGCTTTTTCTCGAGCGACGAGCAGATCAGCCCGCCCTCGGCGAACTCCTTTAGGAACTTATTCGATGCAAATCCCGCGCCGTCGAGCGCCGCACGCAGATACATCGGATAGATGTTGTAATAGCCCTCACGGATGAAGCCGTATTCCGGCGAAAGATTCGCCCGTGAGCCGTAATCATCGGAAAAACGCTGCCGATTACTCAAAAGCCACGCCTCCACAAAGTCCCATGCACGCCGCGTATCGGATATTTCGCGCCGTGTCGGCAGCTCTGCCATGATGACAGCTGCCATATCATAGGCATCCTGCTGCGCCTCCTCCGGCACCGCACCGAAAAGCCACATACTGACAAGCATATCCGCGATCGCAACCGTTGCGACGTTGTCAATGTGCGGCTCGAAATGATCGGGACACTCCACACGCAGGCGATTGATGAGTGCCTGCCGCGCCGCCAGAATCTCCGCGTACTCCGTCCCTGCATCATGCAGGAGACGCTCGATGAACGCCCTGCCCGCCGTCCCGTGCTGCTCCTCGTCGATGGTATAGACCAGCTTCGCCGTTTCCTCCGGCAGCACCGGATAGGTGTTCAGTTCAATGAGACGCGTCTTGACACCCTGAATGCTCGACTCCTTCGAAAGCGGTTCTTCGCCCGACGCCATTGCGATCGTGCGCCATGTCGCCGTCTTGCGGATGCCGGACTTGCTCGCACGCACCTTGCCATGACCGCCCTCAAGCATATAGACGAGACTCTCCAATGCTTCCTGCTTATTGTTTCCCATCATGACCTGCCGCTCATTGATGACGAGCGGGAAGTCATTGCTGTACTCGGCAGCGCGTTCAAGCCCGTTTGTTGTCCCATAGAACGACTTCATCAGCCGCGTCGGATTGCCCCAGACCGTGAGCGCGAAACGCTGCGCCGCCGTCTTGCCGCCGCCCGATGTGCCCCAGAAATAAATCATAAAATTGCGGTTCTTGCAGATGCACAGCAATGGTGTCGCGAACGATGCCGCAAGGACAAAGCGCGCAAAAGTGTGTTTGCGTATCTCCTGTGCCGCCTCCTGCCACTCTTTGAGCGTTCCGCGCTGCGTAAAGGCAGCGGTAAGCTCGCCATCATCGTCCATATCCACGCGGTACTTGCTCGATGATGGGATCACGAACTCACTCAGCCCATACGGTCGCCAGCCGATCTTAGAGACTGCATGAACGAGTGGAATATTCGGATTCGCCGCCTCAAGGGCTTGGAGGTATTTCACCAGATACTTTGCCGACTCACTCGATGTATTCAACCCGCGATCCGTGAGCGCGATGATGCCACGTGCAGAAAAAATCTCTGACCGCTTACAGACCGTATGCACCCAATGATCGTAGTAGCGGAAGGAAAGCTGCACCTTCTCTGTCTGTGTATCGACGTTGTACTGCTTCTCGTAGATGATGACGGGCGTTCCTGCCGCGAGCCGCTGCACCTGCCCCATCTCCGTCATGCGCACCTCATAGACGCCGTCCGCGCCGTAGGAGAAATTCGCGGGGATCGCAAGATCGAGCGGCGTGTCCGGCACAAAGGTGCACGTGGTGATATCGCCGAGCTTTTGCCCCGCCTCGAGTGCGCCGCCCTCCACGACCGAAAGCCCCGCCTGCGACGCCTGCGCACGTTTTACCTCGCGCTGCAGGTCGTTTAGATTGACATTTCCCTTGCACCGCTCCTTGAAGCGTGCGTATTCCAGACCGTTTTCCTTCTTGACGAGCGCAAGCGCGCCGATCGTCTCCTCATTCAGCGTGTTCTCTGCGTTTGGCAGCGCGATCTGCCGGAGCTTTGCGATTGCCTGCGGCACCTTGCCAAGTGACCATGCGCAGGGCGACTTAATGCCCGGACAATCCGCACACCCCTTGAACCCAAGATCTGTTTGAATGTGCTTGCAGGTCTGCGGCGTGCACTCGTTCAGATAGTGCGCGAGTTTTTTGCGCGTATCATTTGCATTGAACTTCGTGCCGAGCCATTCCTTGACGAGCGGCAGAATGATCTCCTCGCCGCCCACACCGCGCATGAGATTCGTGCACGCTGCCTTCCAGATTGGCTCCGGCAGTGTTTTATAGTCCTGTTGGAAGTGTTGGAGAAAAGTACAGTTCGCGACCATGAGTTGCGCATCGCCGTCCGTTGGCCGTCGCTCGAACGTCTCTGTGCGCTCCGTTTTGCTGACTGCTTCCACGGGCGGCAAAATGTCGAAGTCCTCTGCATTGTAGCGCAGCCCCTCGGAGCACTCCGCGACCACACAGGGCACCGCTCCGCCGCCCTTGCGATTCAGTGTGCCAGGGACGCGCAGCACACGGCAGAGATCGGGGACGCTATCCACATGCCATCCATGTTCCGCTGCACGTGCACGCACAGCACCCTAGAGTCGCCGCAGGAGTTCTTCTGCAGCGCTCCGCTCCTCATCCGTGCGCGTATCGAGCAGTTCGCGAAAGAGATAATACGCATGGAGCCCATGCCCGCTGTGCACCACCATCGACGGATCCAGCATCTCCGGCAGGAGTGCCCGTGCCGCCGCATAGTCGGGTGGCAGGGCTTTTGCCGCATGCCCATCGCCAGCAATATCAATGTCTACCCACAGGCCTGGGATCGCGACAATATCCGCACTCTTTGCTCGCTCATGCGCCTTAAACAGGCGCTCGGACACGCCAACAGAGAAATACACATCTTTGCCAGTGTCCCCTGTCTTTCGCGCCGCCTGTGCCATCTCAGCGTGCACAGCGGCGGCAAACACTTGTGTCCGCTTATCCGGCAGCGTCCAGAGATAGGTATGCCCCTGTGCATCCTCCGGATAGAGTGCACGGAAAAATTCTATTGTATCGATGACGCTCACCTCCTTTCAACCGGATCCATGTTCATATATGCTGCAGGAGTCCGATTGCCTCCTTGGCAGAGCGTGCCACGCCACCAACCGCACCCGCATCGTGCAGAAACGAGTGCATCTTTTCCTGTGCCTTGCTCGTGCGTCCTCCGGGCTTTTTGACCTCGATAAAGGCAAAGACGGCGAGCTTTTTGCCGACCATATCAGGCGTGATCTCGACCGTCCGGAATCCAAAGAGATCGGGAAAGCCGATCGGCAGGCCACTCCGAAAACGCCGCGCATCCTCGATGATGACACGGTTCAAATTGTTCGCTGCAAGCGTTCCCGTCCATGCCTCTCCAACATTCGCACGGAAAAGCGTGGCCGACTGCTCGGCACCGATCGCAACGCGGATCTCATTCTGTATATCATGCTCTGATTTATTCATGTTATCCCCTCAGTCGTTTTACATCTGCCATGCGTGTCACCCAGCGCATCGAGTATCCCCGGCGCAGTGCGATTGCCGTGAGATCGGCAACGCTGCGTGCGGCACCGACTTCTTGCCGGCGTTTCTTCCGGCGAATTTCCTCGATCTTCGTGAGGGCACCTTCTTTTTCCGTAATCGTTCGCTCTTCCTGCGTGCCGCCGAATACGTGGCCGCAGGGACAGGCGCGCGCCGTGCTCGGCACCGCCGTATAACAGGCCGGGCATATCTTGATTGCCATCGCGCGCGGTTTCTTTTTTCTGGTCTCAAGAGACCATTCGCGCTCCTCGTCCGGCATGCCGTGACGGAACACATTGCCGACATGATCGATAATGACTGCTCGTTTATTTGGGTTCTCCGGATCCGGCCGCAACGGCCGCATGCTCTGCTGGATGTAGAGCGTGAGCGATGCCGTTGGCCGTGCAAGAATAACGGCCTCCATCGCCGGAACATCGAAGCCCTCGCCGAGAAGTTCAGCATTGCATAGGATCTGGGTTTTACCCAGACGGAAATCCTCAATCGTACGCGCCCGCACTGCCTTGTGCGTCTCCCCATCGATATGTTCGGCAGGGATACCCACTGCACGGAAGGATTCTGCAACGTGTTCGCTGTGCGCCCGGTTGATGCAGTAACAGATCGCGCGCTTTCCTGCAGCGAGTTTTTGGTAATTCGCCACGATGTCGCCGATCACATCCGCGTCGTCCATCTGATTGATGAGATCGCCCTTGACGTACTCTCCAAAACGCACATGCGCTGCAGCAGGGTCAAACTTCGATGGCGGTGCATAGTAGTCATACGGTGTCAGATTGCCGGCCGCGATGAGTTCTGCAGCGGTTGGTCCGAGCACAAGCGACTGGAAAATCTCACCGAGCCCCTGCCCGCCGATCCGCTCCGGTGTCGCTGTCACACCGAGAACATAGGAGGACGCAAACTGATCGATGATCTTGCGGTAGGTATTGGCAACGATATGATGACACTCGTCGCAGATCAAAAGATCGGGCGGCTGCACCTCGGGCAAACGGTGAATGAGCGTCTGCACCGAGGCAATCTGCACGGGCAGGTCGTATTCCTTGGCCGCGCCCGCCGCAATCAGTCCGTGACGGATGCCCATCGCCGAGAATGTCGCAGAGGTCTGCTCAATAAGCTCCTGGCGATGCACCATGAAAATAGCGCGCCGCCCCGAAAGTGCAGTTCCGCGCGCCATCCATGCCGTCATGATCGTTTTGCCCGCACCGCAGGGCGCAACGGCGCACACGCGCCGCCTCCCCTCTGAATACTCATAGCCAACATCATCAATAAGTTGCTGCTGATACGGTCTAAGACTGATGTCCATAGCACATCAATATGGTACCGCCGCATATCCCTGAGTCGGCTGCGGTGCTGCAGCGGGGACAGCCCCCTGTGGTGCAGCGACATACGCGGGCGGTGCCCATGGTGCGACACCAGTCTGCATCGGCGGCGGAATCTGCGGCGCATACCCCGCTGCAGGTTGTGCGGGCGCAGTCTGCGGGGGCAGTTGCATCTGCAGCGGCGGTGTCGTCTGCGGAGCTCCCTGCTGACGTGCTGCCGACTCTGCCTGCGTGTCCACAAAGTCAAAGCCTGCCATTGTTACATTCACACCGATATGCGGTTGACAGTCATTGTTTCCGACCCATGCACGAGCATCGAAGATATCCCCATGAATCACAATACGGCTGCCCTTGGTGAAATATTTGACGATATTCTCACCCTGCTTGCCGAACGCTGAGACATCGATAAAGATGCTCTTTGCCTTGCCGTCCTGCCCCTTTGCCTGCACCTGCGTTGCGACAGTGAACGCCGTGTATGTTGTTCCCGTCTGGTTTGTCTTGACCTCTGGGTTCTTCGTCAGTCTTCCAAAAAATGATACATTCATCGTAATTCTCCTTTTTTACTGAAACGGATATCCGTCATCAAACAACCTTCCTGCATAGCCTGGCGTGCCATTGCGGGATTCTGTGATACAGAACTCAATCTGCTCCTGCAATACCTGCTGATAGAACATAGGGGTCTGCTCTGTGTTCATATTTTTCGCCCGTGTGGCGAGATAGTTGTCAAGCGTGGATGTGTCCCATCCCATAAACTGCCAGAGACGCAGGAGCTCATCGCGCGGCGGCTTATTGATGTCGCAGCGGAACGCGCGGCCGCTCGGGGAAATGTTGGATGGCGCTGCTGCAGTCGGCGGTGTAGCAGGATCCTTGCCCGTCGATGCCTCGATCTTATCCGACTCCACAATCTCGAACATCGCGATGTAGAGATACCGCCGCAGATACGTCTGCACTGCACCGAGATTTTGCACCGGATGGCAGGCCTTGAGCTGTGCCGTTGACATCGGCGTCGTGATCTCCACCTTCGCGTCCGGCTTCTCGCAGTCGTAGATCGTGAGCGTTGCCACCTCCGCCGTGAAGGAAATGACGGGGAAAATCTTCTGCTCGTTGCACAGTGTCATGATGCGTGGAAGGAAGTCGCCGAGTTCATAGTAGGTGTAGCCCGCATATTCGTTCTTCTTCCCCTTCTTCAGACCGTCCTCGGCGAGTTTGACGCGTATCGTTTGGATTTTTTCAAAGATATTCACTGGATGCGCAGCCCCCTTGCCTGTGTGCGGAACGCGCCCGGCACGTCAATTCCTGCGCGCAGAGCCTCCTTGACCCGCTCCATATTCAGCTCCAGATGTTGTGGCACAATATCGAAGTACGTCTTAGGGATCTTCTCCATGTTCCACAGCTCACGCGGGTAGGCGGGCGGGTTATTCTGCACGCGCATCGTTCCGAGATCCGTGACGACCTTATCCTTTCCCATCGCGTCGAGATTCTTTGCGTACCACGTCTTGATCGAGCTGATGCGGTTATCAATCACGTGCTGCCGTTCCGTGAGGCGCTTTGCTTCTGCCTTCATGCCGTCGCGCAGATTCTCAAGCGAGCGGATCAGCCCGATTCCTCTCTCACACTTGACGGCGATGTCTGCCTCAATCGTCTGCAGGCACTCCTCGAGTACCGTCAGATCCATTGTCTCGTCCAGCGCCAAATCCATGACGCCATTAAAGGCGTCGCCAAGGTCATACAGTGTTCTCAGTGTTCTCATTGCCATCATGTACCTCCTTATGTGGGGATAATTGCCTTGAGGATCATCCGTAGCTCGCGAATCAGCTCAATCATCTGCGCGATCGTTGTCTCCGGATCGTGGATGCGGTCAAGACAAGCATCCGCCGCCTGACGATACGCATCCTGTTTGTAGTCGTGGATCGGATTGTTATCATCCTCCTCTCGGTAGGCGCGCAGCACCTGTACCCCGTCGCACGGATCCACGTCGATAAAGCCGCGCTGCTTGAGGCGGTGCTTGTAGCGGCTCACCTGCCGACGCTCCCATCCGAGGGACTCCATTACCTCATCAGCCGTGGCTTTCGGATGCTCGATGAAAAAGTTGTAGAGCTTTTCGCAATGTGTCATGTTATATCTCCTATCACACCTGCATTCCTTCGGGATACTTCGTTGTGAGCGGTCGGTAGTTCGGGTCGATCTCCTGCTCCGTCTTTCCGCACTGTGGGCATTTCATCTTGGGGATAACATTCACATGGAAATTGGCATCGTCATAGCCCCGCTCTTCGCATTCGTGCCCGCAGGCCTCACAGCGAAAGATTGCCCAAAAATCCCGGCGATGCTGACGCTGAATCTGTTTGATCTTCATATTGCATTACCTCCTGTTGGCGTGCTACAATAAGCACAGAATATCTTTTTTCCTATGGTGCTCAGACTGGCGGCTACCGGACTGGGCGCCTTTTTTGTGCGTGCATTTTTGCGCGGCAGCTCTGCGCAGCGCGTCATCGCTGATTCCTCGGGCGTACATTGGATGCTGTCGCAGCCTGTACATTCCGCCAGCTTGCAGGTTAGGCACCCGCGCCCTGGGCGGTTCATGGTGTATCGCCTTTCTTCCAGTAGGTCAAGACCAGCTGATCACCGGGCTGGATTAGCCCCTTGCGCTCCACGAGCCAAGGATTATTTTCGTAGATACCCTCTTTGTACTCGAGGATATACCGGCGCGTGCCGGTATTCTTCCGCAGGTATGTCTCCGAGATCCCCCAAAGGGTATCCCCCGCCTTGACAACGTAGACCTCCTCGACAAGGACGGCGTTCCGTCCATCCTCCCAAGGGTTACACGCCCCTGCGCAGAGGATCGCTAGTCCCGCGATCACACATCCTGCAATCACTTTCTTGCCGCTCATGCGACTGCCTCCCTTCTCTTACGTGGACGCCCGCGCCCGCGTGCCTCGCTCATCTGCTTCGCATTCTCTACCATCGCTGCGGCTTTGGTCAGGTCGCGATGCGATACCGCCACATCATCAAGCCACTGCAGGAGAGCCCGACGTGATACCTTGATCTTGTTTCCTACCCAGAATGCAGGGAAGTCGCCCATGCCATGCCGAGCTGCGTGTGCAAGGGCGCGTATCTGCTCCGTACCGATGCCCATGTACGAGGATGTCTCCTCAATCGTGAGCACCGCCTTTTCCCAGATTGGGATTAGGTCTCGTTCCATTGTGTCACCTCCTCTCGATATTGTTGCGCTCCTCCCCGCCGTGGTATAATCACAGCGAAAGGACGGGATATGAATGACGTATACAACAGCCTCTAAATTTTCTCCGTATCCTACAATCCCAGAATCAGTAATAGAAACCATTCAAAGAGCGCATCTAGTTACTGCGGAGTGGAGCAAACACGTCGATGTTATGCCAAAAACTATATGGAAAATCCCCCATATAGAGCCGTTCAAGGAATTCCATCCGCTACTCCATACCGCCCAAAAGATCGCCGCTCAACAAGTTGAAACGCTCGCAGCTCTGCAACGAATTCCACAAATGACAGTCAACCAAGCGCTATTAGGTCAATCTGCAAAAATGACAGCCATTGTGCAAAGTTTGCATACATCCATAGCTGCAAGCGGTATAATGGCGGCATTGGAAATATCCGAAGCCATGAGGAGCATTCCTGTTGAACAAATGCGGCGTTTACTCAGCATTTACCGCCCGTCCTATGTACCTCCGTTTGTAGCATACGGACTTTCAACAAACGCCTCGTCCACAGTTGTACATCATCGGCAAACGCGAAAACGCCAACCAACTCACCCGCGTACCCGACTAATCGAGCGTGTTGCAAGACAGGAGTTTGTGCAAATATCCGCTGCGGCACTCGTTCTGATTCAAACGACCTCACCCGAGATACTGGAATCTGTAAAGACCTTCTCGCAAAGTATCAACCGTGACAACATGCTCGCTATCCTCGGTCCGAGTGCCGCCATTATTGCTGAACAACTCTCGCCAAACGATCGGAAGGCGCTGCTCTGGATTGTATGGATACTCACTATGTTGCTTGTCTTCAACAAGTAGCATGGGATCCCATTACTTGAACCAGATACCGAGTGCAATGAACATCAACCAGATATTTTTACCGTCAGACTCATCGCGGTGTATCTGGATAGCCCATGTCACAAAGATAAGAACAATGGCTACCGTCTTGAACTCCATCCCCTCACCTCCTCTCTGCTGCGCGGATGTCGTTTGACTAGGTGCCGTTGTTGTCTACTATATTAGACATCTGGTGCAAAAATATCACCGACCTTGCACCCCAAAGCGTCTGCAAGTTTCGCCAGCGTGGCGGTTGTTGTATTGACAATCTCACCACGCTCAAGATCAGATATTGTCTGCCTTGATACACCGGAAACTTTGCTAAGCTCTTCTTGTGAAATGTTTTTTGCAAGACGGACTTCTTTAACCTTAAACCCCATAATCTTCCTCCTTTCAACATGTTCTTTGTCTAGTATAATAGACGTTTGCATTCTTGTCAACTATATTTGACATTTTTCTTTTTGTAATGTAAAATATAGTTGACATTGAATCGAGGTGCGTATATATGAAAGTTGGCGAATGGCTAAAACTATATCGAGAACAACACAACCTATCTATGCAAGCGTTAGCTGATTTATGTGGTTTCAGTAAGGCGTATATCAACGTCCTCGAGAAGGGGGTAAATCCCAAAACAGGCAAACCCATCTCTCCCACGATGCAGACCTTTGAAAAGATTGCTCGTGGAACGAAAACAGATGTGGATACCCTTTTGAAAATATTGGACGGTGATCAACCCATAACACTGAACGCCCCCGCATCCGACGATCTGCCCGACGTGTCCCCCACGGGGAAAAAGATCGACGCACGCACGCGCCGCCAGCTTGAGGCGGTTCTCGATGACGATAACCTCACATACAACGGAGTAGTCCTCAACGGAGAGGACAAGGAGAAGGTAAAAAAGGCACTCGAACTCATCTTCTGGGATGTCAAAGAGAAAAATAAACGCAAGAAATAAGGGAAAGAGAGAAATGTAGGGAGGTGCTGTCAGTGTCTCTGAATATCCCTTTACGCGTCAGAAATCTAGTAGCTCAACACGATACATCGGATCCGTACCGACTTGCAAAAGAGCTAAATTGTCTCGTCTATTTCGTTGATCTGCCGCCAACGGTCAACGGCTTTTGGAAACGGACGCTGCGGCGCAGAACAGTCGCCATCAACAAAAACCTCCCTGAGTGGCAGCAGGCAGCTGTGCTTTGTCACGAGCTCGGGCATATTGTGTGCCATGGAAGGTATACCGCCTTCTCAATGCGAAACACAACATACTCCAATACACGCATTGAGCGAGAGGCAGATGAGTTTGCAGCATGTCTGATGGCTTACCGATACGATCTGGACGAGTACTATGTGAGTCAATTTCTCGCAGAAGGCTGGAGGCCTTGATAGATGCTTAGTGTTGTAGGGGCATATAAGGGAGGTCATTTCAATGAAAAAAATAGTTTTCTCCTTGTTGTTTTCCGTCCTCGTTGCATTTTTATCGGTGAATACAGGTTACGCAGCAACGTGGGAGTGGATTAATTCTGATGATGAGACAGGATATTTCTTTGATTCGGAAAGCATTCGCTATGAATTAAAGCGTGACTATGCTGACAGAATACAATCCGTTGATACAAAGAGGATTACCTATTGGCTAAAAATAATATATACTCCAAAGGGCGCAGAAGAGCTTGCAGCGTATTTTGATGACGATAGATTCCGCAATGTGGAATCTAGCATATCGCTAGAAACAATATCATTATCCGAAAAGACAATAACGTGCTACACCCTAGTATTCTATGATAATGGATTGAGGACCGTTTACAGCGAAAGTGATGCGGGTTATGTACATAAAATAATCCCTGAGTCTCGGGATGAGGAGGTTTTTAATAAAATTCGCAACTATGCGACTGCGCACTCCGACCTTCTCATGAAAAATGCATACGATGAAAATTAACAAGGACAATTCGTAGACTCGAAAGACCCATAGGCGCCGCGTTAGATCGCGGTGTTGAATACTCATGTAGGGAGGCTACTATCATGGATTTCATTGATCAGCTCAAGCAGTTTTCGACACGTATTGCAAAGATGAAGGACAGCATCCAAACAGAGGAAGCAACAAAAACCTCGATGATTATGCCCTTCTTCCAAATGCTCGGGTATGATGTGTTTAACCCACTTGAGTTCGTGCCAGAGTACACCGCTGATGTCGGTATCAAGAAAGGCGAGAAGGTCGACTATGCCATTATGGATGAGGAGCAAAACCCGCTTATCCTGATTGAGGCGAAATGTCACGATGAAGACCTCGGAAAGCACGGGTCGCAACTATTCCGTTACTTCGGTACAACCTCGGCAAAGTTCGGTATTTTGACCAACGGCATTATCTATCGCTTTTATACAGATCTTGAGTCTCCTAACAAAATGGATGACCGTCCTTTCCTCGAGCTCAATCTTTTGGATATAAAAGACGGCCTTGTCCCAGAGCTCAAAAAGTTCCAGAAGTCGGCGTTTGATCTCGACACGATCCTTACGACAGCCTCAGAGCTCAAATACAATAATCAAATCAAGCAACTGCTGGTAAAGCAGCTTGAATCGCCATCCGACGAGTTTGTGACATACGTGCTAAATAACGTATACGATGGTCGTAAGACACAGAAAATCATCGAGGATTTCCGAGGAACTGTCAAAAAGTCATTCGTTCAGTTTATCAACGAGCAGGTCAATGACCGTTTGAAAACGGCTCTTAGTTCGGATGGGTCTGATCAGGTACCTGACGAAGCCCTCACTCCTGATTTGGATGATTCCAACGCCATGGAGCAAAAGCCGAAAATAATCACTACACAAGAAGAACTCGAAGCGTTTTTCATTATCAAAGCTTTGGTTCATGACTGCCTTGGGAATCACGAGCTATCGCACAAAGACACAGAAACTTATTTCGGCGTTTTGCTTGATGGCAATACGCGTAAATGGGTCTGTCGATTGCAGCTTGATGGAAAGAAAAAACTCATCTTGCCGGATGACAACAAGAAAAATATCAACTTCCCGATAGAGTCACTTAATGATCTCTATAAATACAAGGACGAGCTCGAGAGCATCATACGCCGTTATGTAGACGATAACTGATTATCATCCACTGTCAAATAAAAAACCGCCCACCGTGCTGGGAACACGATGGGCAGGGGAGCGAACGCCGCTCAGACCGACATGAGATAGGATTATTGATCTGATACCTTTATGTATTTGGCAAAAATAAAGCTATCATACGTATACCTTTATTGCATAAACCTATTCACATAATACCGTTAAAAAAAGAAAAATTATAAGGCTATCTTCACAGGACTGTAAAAATATGTTATAATACGCGCAGAGCGATTTGGGAATCGGTTTTCCGTACCCCCAAACCAACGATAACCTCTGTGCGAAAGCGCAGAGGTTATTCGTTTTTAGGGAGTTAAAATATGAAGCCATACAAGACAATAGACGAGCAGCTCGACATACTAAAGTCGAGGAACGTTCAGCTCTCTCGAAGGTCCTTTGCTCGTCGTGTGCTGACTTATGAGAATTATTACTACGTTATCAACGGATATAAAGCTCCGTTCATAGCTTCCACACAACCGGATGATACCTATAAACCCGGTACGACATTCAACGAGATCTTTGCGTTATATTCATTTGATCGCCGCCTTCGTGAAATTTTGTTCCCGGAGCTTTTACGCATAGAACACTCTGTAAAGTCGATAATCATAGATGTGTTTTCAAAATATCACGGACACGATCACACATCCTATTTGCGCCCCGATTCTTTCAACACAACCACCTTTGACAACTTCAAGCGCGCCAACGCCTTAATTTTTGACCTTCTAAAATTGATTGACAAACAGCGATCGCGACATGGAGCTATTACCCATTATATGGAAACGTATCAGTTCGTTCCAATTTGGGTGCTGTCAAAGGTTATGACCTTTGGAAAAATCAATTCTTTCTATGGCTGCATGTTACTGACGGACAAGACAGAGGTTGCCACGGCTTTTAATCTGAGGCCGAGTCAATTCAAATCTTTAGTTGACTTCATAACGATATTTCGCAACAAATGCGCTCATGGAGAACGCGTATATTGCCATCTCAAAGATCAAAAGAAACCATCGCCTATCCCAGAGCTCCCGCTGCATAGAGATTTAAATATTCCTCATAACAGAAAAGGCTACAAACACGGAACGCAAGATATTCTGGCTCTCCTCATTGCTATGAAGTATTTCTTGCAAGCTGACCGATATGAAAAACTCATCCGACGAGTTGATTATGCGCTGAATACAAAGTTTGCCCTGAACATTCACTCAATCCCGTGCTCTGATATCCATGATGTTATGGGGCTACTGAATGAATATGACTGGATGAATATATTAACCCGAAAGTAAATAAAAAACCGCCCACCGTGCGCCAACACGATGAGCGGTGAAGCAAGCAATCTCCGAGGAGATATGCCCGCACTCTCAAGCGAAAGTATATCACACCTTCGGGGATTATTCCACAACGGATCTTCGGAGGTGTATTATTATGCCAACCAAACGCAAGGACGGGCGTTATCAGTCAAGTGTCATCCTTGAGAACCCGATCACGGGCGAGAAGGTACGGCGCTATTTCTACGCCTACACGCTGCAGGAACTTGAGGCTGAGCGGCGACGCATCATGAACGCGAACATCTCGGATTTCCTGCTAGTCGAGACGTTCCATCGTTTCTCGGATGAGTTTCTCATCATGAAACGCGACGTAGATAAACTCGAGGCTTCGACACTATCCACCTATCAGGGCTTTCTCACGCGCCATATCCTTCCGCAAATCTCGCCGACGATGAAGATCGCCGATGTGAAGCCCGCCCTGCTGAAGCACATCCTCGCTCAGATCGACGGCGATCGGACGAGGCAGGCGGTCTATACGCTGCTGCAGTCGATCTTTCGGGCGGCAAAGTTCGAGCGTCTGATCGAGAACAATCCTATGGAGTACATCCGAAAGCCGAAGCACAAAGCGACGGCTGCGGGGATCGTCACGCCGGAGATCTATCACGCGCTCCTTGATGTGATCCGAGGTTCACAGACCGAGCATCTCTTTAAGTTCGCGTGGGACGCAGGTCTGCGCCGTGGTGAGATCGTCGCGCTGCGCTGGTCGGATTTTGACGCAAAGGCGGCAACCGTCCGTGTCTCAAAGGCTCGGAAACGCGCTGCAGAGGAGTACGAAGGTACAACCAAGACGGCGTACAGCGCCCGCACCGTCACGCTCTCCCCTGCTGCGGTGCAGAACCTCCTCGCATGGAAGAAGAAGCTTGCCGCGCATCTGCTGCAGCAGGGTATACCTCTTGCGAAGGGCGACTATATCTTTCGCTCCCTGCGCGACGAGACACAACCAATCACGTTGACCGCTGTGACGCATCTCTTCGCCAACCTCAAGAAGCGTCTGCAGCTGCCCTCCGATCTGCGCTTCCACTCCTTCCGCCATACCCACGCGACGCTCCTTGCAGAGCAGGAGATCAGCGCGAAGAAGATACAGGTGCGCCTCGGCCACGCATCAGCATCCTTCACGATGGATCGCTATGTACACAACACAGAGCAGATGCAGGAGGGTGTGACAGAGCGAATCGTGCAGGTTGAGAAAACATATGAGCGTTGACCTCAAGACGGCAAAATCTGCATACAAGAAAAGCACTCTGCTCTATCTGCAAAGTGCTTTTTCATTGTTTTCTCTTCAAAAATCCGACAAGCAACAGGACGATAAAAGTTCCTCCCGAAAGCCCCGCAAAGGTGATATTTCCTAGCCAAACAGACAGCGCCACAATTCCAAGCAACGCGAGGCTGAGCAAGAACGCCATCCGTTGTCCCATCCTGCTCTCTTTGATCTGCGCCTCCAAATCCGCCATCTCTGCGTTTCTATAATGCTCGGAGTTCTTTACAAAATCCTGCATTATCATGTCCGCATAAGCGGGATTGATTTCTTTGTATCCCTGCAAAATAGCAGGTGGGGGTAATGGGCCTTTATAGGTTACGGCAGCTACGGAAACAGCTGCAATTTCGCCATTATCAGGAGTTTCTACCGATGTATCGTCGCTCTGCTGTCGTAGGTCAACATCGCTCCTATCGAGGATCTCTTGCGACACAGTCCCCTCCTACGCGCTCCATTGACGCCCTAAGCATGTCGCCTGTACGCTGCCAGCTCTTCCGTGAGATTTCCATAGGCGTAGAGACGTGCTGCATATGGTTCCGTTTCTGTCTGAGAGATATGCTGTTGACGCCATGTGCAAGCATGCGAGAAAACCTTCTAATTACTGCTGCCACAATAGCCACCTCCCTGAAAAAGGGTACACGAATAAAACCACCGAACCCACCTGACAAGTTATCGGGTTCTCTCATTCATCATGCGGTGTGATCGTTTACACGATAGCACCTTCTCCACGATTATTATACATCTCATGGTTCAAGCGGTCAAGTGTGAAGAACAGTACGGACAATAAACGCCATGATGTCAAAAATGATGTCAAAAATAAAAATAGAACAGAAAAAGGCTCCCAAGCAAAATGCTCGAAAGCCTTGATTTTACTGGCAGAGAGGGTGGGATTCGAACCCACGGTGGCTCATCACCACACTTGATTTCGAGTCAAGCACCTTCGACCACTCGGACACCTCTCCATGTGCTTATGCGACATGACGCATTATAGCACAGCGAGGGGCGCATTGGCAAGGGCTTTTTTCGGAGGTGCGGTGACTCAGGCAGCTCTGCTCACAACATTCTCACACCTCAGCGAGCGCATCTGCAAGGTCGGCAATCAGATCGTCGACATGCTCAATGCCAATGGAGAGGCGCACCGTCCCCTCACCGATGCCGGAGGCGGCAAGCTCTGCCTCGTTCATCTGTGAGTGGGTCGTGGTCGCGGGGTGGATGACGAGCGACTTCACGTCCGCAACGTTCGCCAGCAGCGAGAACAGGGTCAGTTTGTCGATAAAGCGGAACGCCGCCTCGCGCCCGCCCACGATGTCGAATGTAAAGATGGAGATACCGCCGTGCGGGAAATACCGCTTGTAGATTTCATGGTCGGGATGGTTGGGCAGGGAGGGATGGTTGACCTTTGCGACCTTCGGGTGCTTCGCGAGGAAGTCCACCACTTTCAGCGCATTCTCCACATGACGCTCGACACGCAGGGACAGCGTCTCAAGCCCGTGGATGAAGTAGAACGCGCTCTGTGGTGCAATTGCCGC